CTACCGTCACCGTTGAACCGCTGAACTGCCGGGACGGATTGAAAGTTAGCGGGGACTTTCTCACCAAGATACGGCATTAGGTTATCTCCATCACTGATAAGGCTACGTCAACAGCACCTGTAGCTGAGACTTTAATTTCATCGGTTGTTTCAAGCACTACCTTGTTACCTGCAAGCATTTCCAATGAAGAAGCCGCTGGGATAGGCGCGTTGGTCACAAGTTCAACAGCTTGGTTGGCTTCGTTGTTTGCCCCTGACCGCTTAGCTGTGTCTGTGTTTAATGTTACAGTTGATGTAATCTGACTCGTGGTTGTGTTACCCAATATCAAACCAAGTACAACCGTCGTGGTGCTACCAGCGGCAGTGTAAATAACATCTAGCGATGTTACACCAGCCTTTGTAATCACCTTAAAAGTGTTAGCCATTCTTCTTCTCCTTTAGCCCAAGGCTATCGCTAAAGCTGTTGCCTCGTTAGCCGCATCAGTAGCTGTGGTAGCACCAATATCTGACAACACCTCCGCCGCAGATCTGCCTTCTATAGCCGTGCCGTTTACACGTAAAAAGTCATCATCCGCCACACCAGATGTAAACTTAGGTACATTGGTGTTTGATATACCCGTGTCTAAAACAGCCGCAGTTCCTAAACCCAAACTTGTTCTAGCTGTTGCGCCAGACTCCGCCACAAAGTTACTGCCATCACCAACTACAAAGTTACCGTTTGTGACAGCCAGACCCGCCACATCCTGTAGTTGTTGATCAAGTCTCGCATTAGCAACTGTGCCGGACGCTAGGTTGCTGGCGTTGAGTGCTGTCAACGCGCTAGCATTAGCGGCGACTAAGTTACCACTCGCATCAAGGAACGACATCTTTTCCGCAGGAAGTGTGCAGAAAATAGTCTTCGTGCCAGATCCCCAGTTAACAGCGTTATCACTGTTACTAGATTGTAGAATCGTAGTTCTTGCCAGCGTAGTTCCAGAAGCCGTGTATGTGCCGATACCAACCTCGAAGTTGGTGCCATCACTACATCCGTAATAGGTGGTGTTACTATTACCCACGCTACCAAAAGACTCAAACCCAGTCATCGCCCCGGCTAATGTATATGTGCCAGTTCCTGTGGTTGCAGTCGTTTCTTTTACACGATCTCTAAGAACAAGTGCCATGTTACTTCAATTCTATTGAAAAGTTACCTGCATTGATACGGAATATATCACCTGTTGCGATTGTCTTGTTAGCATCCAAGGCACCTATGAACAGTATGTTACCGCTTGAAGAGGCATCTGCTACGAAGGAATGTGTGATTGTGTTGCTGGTTCCGCTAGACGCTGGAAACTCAATATTAGCTGAGTTAGAAGCTACTTGAGCATCCGTGCTAACGGCTGGAACTGTCCAAGCTGATGCGGCTACCTGTTGTCTGGCATAGTTTCCAAAGGTAGCCTCTGTCACACTGCCACCCTCTGCACTGCTAACAGCAGTGGCAAGGCCAATATAAATGCTGTCGCCCGGGCTAGCAAAGCTTTCCGTGTTATTTTTAAACAAGAACTGCAATATTTCGTGTTCGAGATAGGTGGTTGCTGCGTTTGATGTTGCCATCGTTTACTCCTTATGAACGGGGTCTGTCTGGTAAGCCCCTGCGATACGCATCGCTGTTTTCTCTGGCCTCTGCCAGATCCTTGATCCGAGTTAGTGCTTCTGTGAACTGCTTCTCATACATAGTAAGCATATCCTGTTCACCCTTCATGTAAGTATATGCTTCTACAAGCGAACCGTAAAGCATGGCATTAGGAGCGTTTTCGCTCAACCATGTTGTACCAGAATCTGAGCCTGCTGTTAATGATGTAGGCTTATAATAATAATGTAATTCTACTGGATAGGCACTATCGGGTGTTGGTGCCACAATAAAGTTATCAATATCGAAAAAGGCGTAGTATTTAGGAACGCCCGTTGTAGCAGGGTTGGGATTGTACTCCTGCACGAAGTTCACGTCCTTTTGCAACAAGAACTGCTTTTCACTACTAACTGTAATAGACAATGAAAAAGACGCTAAATAATCGGATGGAACAGACAGAAATGGATCACCGCCAGTGGACATCGAACTGGTAGCGTTCTTCCTAAAAAGCTCAAGATCGACAAGCTTGAATATACGAGTTTCAGCATTCTTAATAAACGTAGGAAGGTTCGTCACAAAAGAAGACTCGGTGTTCTCTGTGTAATCCTGAATCGCTGTCTTTAATTGTGCAAAAGTGTAGCTCATTTAATTCTCCAGAGTGACAGGCCCAGCAGTTGCATTGTCGCCGCCACCACGTACATTTCCTGTGGTTGCAGTGCCTGACGAAGCTGAGAATGTGTATGTATTAACATCAACAACAGTTATTGAATACCCGCTAGAGTTTTCCAATACAGCCTCAGTAAACCCGTCAAAGGCTTCAACCTTGCGGAATCTTACAGTATCCGACGTGCTACGTCCATGAGAACGCTGTATCACCGTTATTGTGGCTGTGCCCGCTGTCCCTGATGAAAAAGCGTTTGAGTCTAGTAAAACCTCGACAGCAACTTCGACCCTTTGATCAGGTCGTGGGTCATGCAAAGCCTGTGGATCAGGTCCTACATTTGGGGGTGTTAGTTGTGGATGCTTTGGATCGTATTCATCCGGACCTACCTTCAAGCCATTCCATTCCACACGCATGTCAGCAAGCCTGTAGCGGAACCCAGATCTATCTGAGAACCCCCAAGCATCTTTGCCTGATGCGTATCTAGCCATTAGTTAACCCTCAAATACTGCACACTAGGCTGTAGCTTCAGTGCCACACGATCTTCGTCCTCGTCCGCCGCACGTTGGAACTCTTCTTCGTACAGGTTCTTTAGAAGCTGCACCCGTTCCGGTGCTTTTTTAAGAGCAGTATAGTACGCAAGACCTGCAACCATGCAGGGCAAAAACCTAAACGGTGCATCTGTTGTGTTAACCAAAGCATCGACATCTTCAATCCGTTGAACATAATAATATACCAATGTGTCTGTGGAGTTTTCAGGAGTGGGCCATAATGTGACTTCAGGGGAAACCTGCCTGTTATAGTAAAACTGACTAGGACGACCCTGTGTAGTTTTATTAGGTGTGTTAAGGTACTCACTTCGAGACATGCGACTTAGTTCAAAGTCGGTGCCACTACGGCGAACAACAACGTCAAGAAGATCGGTGTAGTCAGCGGTGAACGTGTACGTTGCTGTGCCTTGAGTCAAAGCTTGTGTGGCTTGCTTTACTGTCCATAAATTAAGACCACGGTTAGCCCAGTCAGCGAACATCAAGTTCATTGATCTACGTGCCGAACGAGCATCATAACCAGTGCGTAATTCTAAACCGCACCGCTCATATGCTTCTTCGATTATTTCTGCTACGTCGAGATCAAAGTCTCGTGAACCTGAAGTTGCCATTTACTTTTTCTTTCTATGTGTGCCGCCATGACCTTTTTTGACCTTCTTGCCCTGCTTGTCTATTACACCACGTTTGATTAAAACATCTTTCATAGTAACGTCTCCGCTACCATCAACGTCAGGGAAGTTACCGCCGCCCATCTTAAAACGAGTGCGACTTGGAGCTTTGGTGTTGCGAGTGGGCATATTCATAGCACCGCCCATAGCTTTACGGGGAGAACAATGTGACATTACTTTTTCCTTCTCTTTAATGATTTAACACGTCTTGGCTTACCCGCTGGCTGACCAAGTCTTTTCTTCTGCGCTATTCTACTACGCTTTTCTGCACTTGTCATTTCACTTGAGGTTTTCGGGGTTTTCGAGGAAACTCGTTTACTGGGGCGACAATATGGAGTACCCCGTTTTTCACCCTTGCCACGGCCACACGCTTTTCCCGTACTGACGTCTTTCCAGTCTTCTTTGAACCATCGTTTAAGTGCGGCACCTTTTTTCGTCTTTCTTACAGCCATTAATCAAGTGCTCCTTTTATGCTTTCCATAGTTTCCTTCAGAGACGCCCCTGATGGATTTGGATTATATTTACAAGCATACTGCCGTTGACAACCAAGATAAAGTTCTGTTGTGTGGTTTTCCTGCGTGTTGTTGGCACCTTCATAAAAGCACATTATTTGTGTCTTAGAGATTTTTTCTGTGGCGGCAAGTCTGCAAGTTACCATTCTTTGATTAGCCGCAGATGCCTTAAAGGCAACGACAGCTATTAAGCCAAAGGCAATGATGCCCATAATTAAATAAAACAGCATGGTCAGCCCATCAAAAATTTCTTTACGTTGAGCCGCTTTTTCTAACGCCATTTGTTTCTGTCTTTCCTTAACGGCTTGTAAACGTCTTGCTCTTTCTTCAACGATAGCTTTCCAAGTACCACTGCCAAACCGAAGATCAACAAGCATGCTAACTTCGTATAATTTTTCTTGGGCTAACTTAGCATCAATCATTTCAGATGCTACGCCGCCAATGCCATCCATCGCGCTAACACCACTTTTTTTATTGCGCTCTTTGTTTACTTGAGACTGACCCTCAAATAAATTGTCTATGTAGCCAGCAATTTCGGAAATATCATTACAGGTTCCGATAGCAGATTTAATTGCATCTGTGGCTCCTTTGACGAGTGCTATGCCTGCTAACGCTGTGGTAATTGGTTCCATGCTAGTAAACCTTTACTTCCTTTGGATCTATTCTTCTTGGAACACAATACGCAGTAGCTCTGTCCTTTGGATCTAAATAATCTTTGTAACTGTAATTACCAAACCGTTTAGTGACCTGAGACGCAAAGTAGTTACACTCTTTAACCGAGTAAAAATACATGTCTGCGCTTTCTAATTTTCTAAGATCTCCCGTACCTAAATACACAAGAAGTAAAAATACATCAGCCATCACATAGGTTTCATACGACAGATGCCGCTATCAATATACCTTGGTTGTTCTGTACTTGTATGTTCCGCCTGATGCTTTTTTGGTTTTATTTCCCCAGTTTTTTGCACCGACTTTACGACACTTGGCGATTGCCCCGCTTGCATACGCTGACGGGAAGACCTTATAACGGCGTTTAACCTTGCTGTAACATGCATCTTTTGATCCACTCTTACTCACTTGTTTCTCCATTGAACCACGCGAGATGGCCATTTCGTTTCTCCTTTATAAAATCATCCCAAAGCACCGACAACATGCGGTGGTTTTCTGTTACCTTTTGAGCAACAACCGCCGTATCTGTCTTTAGCTGAGTGACTTCTATTCCGATCCAACCAAGGAACCCAAGTAAAGCCACAGGCATGATTTTGTCCATTAGCACTTCCACCTTCTTCTCGCCGCGCAAATACGTTTCTTAGGCGTCTTCTTGCAACTAATTCCATGCATCTTCATCTGACCAGCAGAGCGAGAACAATACGATTTTTTACGCTTGCCGCCACCCGGCTGTGGAGCTTTTAACTTTGACCCCGTGGCACGATTGTATTTAGCCCGACCCTTGGCTGTAAGACCTGCGCCTTTGGAAGCGGGAAGTTTTTCCCCCCGCTTCACCGAAAGACTAACTGTCTTCTTTTTAGCCATTAGCCAAAAAACCCAGTTATAGAATCTACGTTTGTGAGCGTTACATGACACTCATCCTCGAAGATCATACCGTGGTCAGGAATGGTGATTTGATTGTCATCCGATGTGTGAAACACCATAGACAACAATGTTGCACCGCCGCTCCCGTTTTTAAACACAGCCGCAGGTGAACCACTAGAGGCTGTCTTTACATAGAAAGCCTTAAGACGAGTTCTACCGCCCTGCAATGTTCCCGTAGCTGTGGCAGTCTTTGCTGTAATAGAAGCAGCCATTCCGCCCTCCTACTAAGCTAGGTTGTTGTTCTGCTGATAAAGGATAGTAACGCGAACAAGACCTGCGTTTGTTGCGGCAGAGCCAGTAACAGTCAAGCGGATGTCCGCTGTACCTGTGTCCTGCCAAGCCAATGCAGCGCCAGCCTGAGTTGTTGGATACTTACGACCAGCAGTTGTCCCGATTGCAAATGTGTTCACGACTGTAGCCGCACCACCAACAGTGTCACCGACACTAAGGTTAGTTGCAGTGTTCGCCGCAGTAATTACGTCGATTACACAGTCAATGATCTGAGAGTTTGCTGGAATAACAACGTCAGTGACTGAGGCCGCAACAGCGCCGCCTGAAAGATCTACTGAAAATGTCTGAGCCATAACAACCTGACCAACGTTGGCAATGTTTGAGCCAAGAGTTGAACCTGTTGTGTTCTTGATGGTTCCGGCCTTAATAGGTCCGGAGAAAGTAGTCGTAGCCATTTAATTCTCCTGTCGTGGCTAATGTCAGCCTCACCATGAGGCTGTCAGGGATGCTTTATTATACATAAAAAAAGGGCGACTGCAAAGCCGCCCTTTAATTATCTTTGTGTCTTCACTAGGCGCCCGGTGAACCGAACACAGCGCGTGGATCGCTAAAGCCGAAGCTGTAACGCTCACGAGCCTTGAAGCGCATGTTGCCAGTATCGAAATCTGGATCCATGTTAGTCGCCAAAGGCATACGCTCGAAGTGCTTAAAGCCGTTCGGTGCGTCAGTCTTGATGAAGAACGCATCAGTGTCTGTCAGGTAGTCGTTGACTACGTAACCTTCTGGAAGCATTCCAGATGACTTGATGGCGTTTACATCGTTGTCCGCAGTACCAACGCGAAGGTTAGATACAAGCAGACGCTCTGCAACGAATTGCAGTTGACGTGGAACAATCAGCTTCATTCCTTTAAGAGCAATAACCAAACCACGCTCATCAACAAAACCAGCGATGCTGATCAATGCGTCTTCGAGTGAAGTTTCGTTAAGGTCAGCGGCAGTGCCCGGCTCGTTGGCGAATGTGCCACCGTTTGTGAGCGGATGGTTAGTAGCCATAAGAGCTACACCATCACCACCAGCAAATGCGCCAGCGGCAAAGCCGTTGTTAAGGACAGATGCAGCTTTAACCTGCTTAGTGTGTGCCATAGAACGTGCAAGAGCACGAGTATAGCGAGCACCAAGACGGTCATAGAGGTTGTCCTCTACTGCTTCTTCTGTGATCGAGAAGCCCATAGCAACGGTCTCGTGGTTATACCGAGCGGTATAAGCCTCGTTCGCATCGTCATAAGCGATTCCTGAACCTTCCTGTTTAACAGGAGCGGCACCGAAACCTGACAGCATTACTTCTTCTTCAAACGCACGGTCAGATGACTCTGTGTCGAAGATTTCTGCATGCTGGCCTTCGTAGCGACCATATTCCATACCAAAGAGAGCGTTAAGACCCGGCTCTAGTTCTTTGGCGAGTTGTGCGCGAGAAATAGCCATTAGTTAGCCTCCCTAAGAAATTGCCGCTTCAGAATCAGCCTGAAGCAGTGCATGGTTGTTGATCATCACAATCACAGGAAGTCCAGCAGCTGCGTAGTCCTCATTATCAGCATCAGTACCGATGCCCACAATCTTCAAAGGAAGAGATGCGTTTGATGAGTCCAAAGTAGCTACATCCAACTGAGCGTTGGAGATACCTGTTGTTGTGCTACCGCCAGCACCACTATTGAACTGTGAGTTCTCAAAGATGGCTGCTTCAGCAGTTGCCTGATTTGTGAAAGTGGCGTCTGTACAAACTAAAAAGCGCTGGAGCGGGTTGTCGTACACAAATCCGATAATATCGAAATCTGTATCGGCACCTGAACCCGGCCAAAAGTTTGAAAAGACTTTCTTTCCTGTAGTCGAAGATACATACTCACAACCAGCGAATACACCTAGAAATGCTACAGTGTCTCCGGATGCAGAACCAATGGCAATTGAGCCACCGTTTACTGCCTTTACCGCAGAACCCTGATAGATTGCTGACGCATTGCTAGCGATGAGGTATGCATTTGTGCCGCCTGTAGCTGGTGTGCTACCTGCGTTATTGATCGGCTTTAAGCCGAACGCAACATTGACATTTGCCATAATGCTACCTTTCTCTCTATGTTAGATGGCTAACGATCTCGTCGGCCACCGAATGATACATCACTTTTCCTATCGTTATGGATAGGCATCGAGGGATGTTGTTCCCTCATCAGGTTTTCGTCAACGGCCTTCATTTGGTTGCGGGTCTGATCCCGATAATATTCAGTTCTTTCCTCTACCGTTTCTTCGGGGATGCGACATAGCATTAGTCCGCCTACGCCAATCACCCCTGCGTTCTTACCCTCTTCCAACACTGGATAGCGGTTCACTTCGTCCGGATACTCATCCGCTCGAACTGGTTCCCATCCCTCACGCAGCTTGGAATGTACATTCGTCTTATCTTCCTCTCCACGAATGGAAGTTCTGATCCAACGATGCTTATAACCTGCTGGTGCATCTGGTGCCGCCAAGTTAGAAGGTGGTGCCCAAGGCTTACGCCGTTGGGTAGTTGCGCGTGTCTCTGCTTCGCGTTTAGTTCTTTCAGCCATAATTTTAATCCTTTACGTGTTTTGCATATTCTTCGAGCGGAACATTCAACCGTTTCGCAATAGCAATCTGCGAAGGAGTCAATTTGACTGTTCTGCGCCCCTTTGGTGACGACGACTTTGAAGCCGTGGACTCAGCAGAAGCGACTCTGGGTCCTGAATCGCGCTTTGCTTCCTGAAACTTGTGCGGAAACTCAGTGCGAATTCTTTTGTCAAGCTCAGTATAATACTCATCTGACGTCGGGTCAAACCCTTCGTCCTCAATAAGCTGACGATGTACGCCAAAAGCGGCATACGTCATCGTCTGATCTTGGCCAAACCATTCATTCTTAGACGCCCAGTCCTCGGCTTTGACATCCGGCTTTGCCGGAGCTTGCTGTTGGACAGGCTGTTGTGGAGCTTGCTGTTCTTCCTGTGGGGCGGCAACACGCTCTTCATTACGACGTTTTGCTTCTGCGTATCTTGCCTGCTCTAGTGCAAGCTGGCTAATCTTTTGCTGTGCATCAAACATAGCATCAGAATCACCGTCTTCATACGCTTTCCTGTACGCTTCTTTAGCGGCAACAACATCAGACTCTACTCGATTACCAAACTCACCCACATAGGATTCGTCCAGCTTATTCAAGCGAGACTTTAATTCATCGTTCTGCTTTTTTACAGATTCCGCATATTCAACCGCCGCTTGACGCTGGCGCTCTTCTTCACGGAAACGATTTGTAAGCTTACTGATACGACGCTTAACAGAGTCTGAGTATTCCTCAAGCTCCTCGGCTGGTTTATCAGTGGCTTCTTCCTTTTCAGGTTCTTCCGCCGCCTGTTCAACAGGGGCTTCTTGAACTTCCTCGGTCTCTACGACCTCGATCTCTTCTTGTTCAGCTAGATTTTGCATACTACGCTCCGTATGTCTTTATGTCGTCTGGATCGACAATGGTTGCAATGACCTCATCGTCATTGATGATGCGAACCTCACCGCCTTCTATATTAAAGCGAGACCCGGAATACCGACCAATACAAATCCAATCACCTTCTTTACACCAAGGTTCGGATTCCGCACCGAATTTGTCGGGATCTTGATACGCAAGCGGACCAACCTTAACCACATAGGCTACAACAGTGCCCCGTGCTTCTCGGTCTTTTGCTTGATCTGGTATGATAACACCGCCCTCAGAAACGTCTTTGCCTTTATACGGCATGACGAGTATGCGCCAACCTGTTGGCTGTGGGATTCTTTCTGTAAGGGGTTTTTGTTTGGCTTCTTCTTCAGCTTTTTTCTTAGCTCGCTGTTGCCGCATAATATGGTCAGGTACGAATAGGGTCTTCGTCATAATCATCCTTTTTTAGCAGGGTTTGAAGTTCATCTAACGCATAGGTAAGTCCCTGAATCTCACCTATCATAGAACGGTAAGTCTCCATATCGGAAACTCCGCCGCTTGTCACGGAGATGCTAATGTCATCCACGCGATTCTGCAAGGTTCTTTTATACCTTGTTATAAATTGTATAGCATCCATTAACTACTCACAGTCACAATGTGTTGGCTGGCAGTCGCATCTGTTAAGGACGGGGTTAATTATTCTAGCTAACAGAACCGCCAAAAGCCTCTTCAGGCGCGTAATCATTACCATTACCATTTATCTTTCTATCAGTTATTGGCCCACCAGAAACCCAAGCATTACAAACACGCATGGAAGCGCACTTGAACTTTATGAATTGACAGTAGCCTATGTCTCCCGCATCCACAGATGCATATGGATCTGCCCCATCATTCATGCCGATGCCTTCAGCAATGCAATCTTTTATCTTTGACGTTAGATTAAAAGCAGCACAGTTACCACAACGACTATCTTTTGCGGCCTCTATGGATGCATTGAATGTGTCCGCTATCTTCTGCCAGAAACTATCGTTCTTGCCAGTGTCATCAAGGTTTGGATTTAACGGGCCATAGCCATACTCATCAATGGCGTTCTGCCTGTTCTCAAGATTTAAATCTAGGTCTTGAGTTGCGGCGGGGCACTCCCCCTGCATCTTGTCTACAGGAGTGCCATCTTGAATTTCTTTCGATAAGTCCAGCCCATCAGGGATTAGTTTGATTTCTATTTTCATGTCACACTACTCTATTGAATAAATCTTGAAGAGGTCTACTGTATTCTAGACCCATTGTCCTACCACCCCGATCAAAGTCTGGGTTCTTAAAAGTGGGTGTGATACTGCGCCTGTTGGGATCATACTCTTCGGAGCCTTTAGGATTCATAAAGCCCTTACTCGCTTCAAGCATCTGTGCTGGGGACATAAGTTCGTAGTCTAAAAACGCTTGGTCACCTATGACTAGATCTTCAGACAGGCGATCTCCGTAAGCTTCTCTTTCAGATCCAAACGCGGGTAAAGTTTTCATTGGATCTACACCCAAGCCCGCAGCGCCAATATCAACGCTCAAGTTAGGCTTAGATATGTCTGAGCCTGTGCTGAACATATCCCTCACTCTTTCCATCATAGGCGAAACGTAGCTCGACACATCACTAGCTGTTACACCACCTGTAAGCGGAGCCATCAAAGACCCCAGCATTCCGCTGCCTTCGTACAGTTCACTTTCAGGGTCAAGCTTTGGATCGTAAAACTGGCTGTCTTTAATCGCCACCGGATCATCTCGCATACTCATAAGCGTTGCCCCCATCATCGGGCCACCAAATAAGGAAGCTAGACCTCTGGCTGTCATCTCAGTTCCAGTCATAGGCTGTCGTTGTGCGCGTACTTCACCAAAACGAGTTGGGTCACCAGCCGAAACACCAGAGCGAAGAGTACCTGCGGTTTGGTTTCCACCCACTGGGGCGTTCAGGACATTAGTGCTGGCATAAGGATTGTTATACCTATCGACATTGAGGCTTGCTATTCCTTCCAGCGTGCCCTGTCCAAGAAGATTATTATAGCTGATACTTGATGGATCGATGCCTAGAACACGAGAAAAGAAACCCTCGTTACCGTAGGGGTTGGTTACCTGACCTTGGTCGTTACGTTGAATCCCGAGATCTGTTTCTACAGAATAATTAACGCCATCGCCGCCATCGCCGCCAAAAGCCTCTTTCTCGTAATCCGTTGCCATTTACTTTGTTCCTTCGAACTTACCACCTTGAATAGCGGCACCCATACCACGGCAAGACATGTACTTACCGTCCTTGGCTTCAATAGAACCACCGTAACTTAACTCTCTAGGGTTAGGCTTTGTAGGTTTTCTTTTACGAGATTCCCCAGTACGTTCTAAAATTTCTGGGCTAACTTCTTCTTTAAGAAGAGTCGCTCTGCCTTTAAGTTTTGCTTCAAGCTGTCGTTTGAGAGGCACTGGCTCGTACCCAAATCTTTCAGCGAAGTTAGGGGCGAGTTGTTCCATTCTAAGTTTTGCTTTTTTTTCTTTAACCGCTTGCTTGGGGGTCTTAGGAAGGACGGTCGGCTTCTTGCTTGCTCCGCCTTTTTCATATTTCATTTTGTTCATGTTATTCTCCATTATGACGGAGCCACCATCCCTGCGGCTTCTACCTTTATTTATAAGCTGTTTTGCCTCGCTAGTCGAGACACCAATATCTTTTCCGAACTGCGCTGCTCTAGGTTTTGCCATTAAACTAACTCTTTTCCGTGTTCAGCCATACCGCAAATGCACCTGTCATGGCCCCCGTGACTACACTTACCAGTGCCGACTGCTGTGTCGTCGGATCCGGCAGGAGCATGAACCACTCCACTACTCGCCACGCTGATATCGACATCATCAGCATCATAAAGCGAGGTAGTATCCTCCACCGTAGAAATCTTTCCATTGTTAGTTCTGTCACGATTCTTCCTCGCCTGCTCTTCCGTTGTTCTGTTGTTCATGTCCCACATGTAATACACTACTTCTTCCCGAAGAATTTAGTTGCGCTACGCACACCAAAAGAAGCGGCAACGATAACGCCCAAGGAATATTGATACCATTCAGGCATTGAATTGAGTTGGGCGAAGCCATTTGCGACAACCTCCTCCATACCGGGAATAAACGCCAAGATCAGTGGTATGCTAAACAAAATTACTAGCCACTCATCAGCCCACGAGTTGCTTTTACTTTTTGCCATCTCAAGATCCCAGTCGATCTCGCCTGTGGCTTTCTTCTGCATGACAACAGCTTCAGCCTGCGCCTTGGCAACCTTGGTTGCAGACACTGCCTTCTTCTCTTCGACCTTACCCTGTAGCCATGTACTGGCTAAAGAAGATATAGGACCTATCAACGCCGCTATCATTTTTTACCCTTTACCACGCTTTTCAAAGTTTTAGCTTGACCCGCATGCAGCTTAGAAGCTTTTTTAAGCGCCTTAACAACTTTTTTTATTTTTTTCTTTTTATTACCCGTAAGCATCAGCCACTCCTGTTCAGATTAGTTTTTAGTTTATTTGTCACGTAGCTTCTCCGTAAACACACATGACTTTATATCTGTGCGGAACAGGTGCCATCTGTCTTATGTCTGCCAGCATATAAACCGCTCTTATGTCACACTCTTGTTTGGTTTTGTATGGCCCATACATGTCCGTAAATTTGACGCACGAATTAGCGACGTTAAGTGCACACGCTAATACAACAGCCTCAAACATTACCGATCCTTACTTAATGCCGCCTGTGTGTTAATACGATAGATATTAACATCGTTACGATCACCCGCTATTTGCTCCTGCAATCCTTGGCGTTGCTGTGCCAGTTCATACTGTTGCTGTAGCTTGGCCTGATCAATCTGGAAGTCCATAGAGTCATTTTGCATCTTACGCTGTATTTCCTGCGTATCGTTCTGCAACTCCTGCTGACGGATCGCAACCAACGGATCCTCTTGCTGGGGTGGTTGTACCATAGGCATGATCTGCTTCATGATCTCTGTAACCTGCTGGGCAACAGCAGACTCAATTACTTCTGGAGCTACCTGCGGAACTGGCTCACCTTGTGCCTGCGCCTGTTGCGCCGCATTCTCGAAGAACGCCATGATCTGATCTCGTGCCAGCATAGATACGTGCTCCTGTACGTGAGCCTGCAACAACAAGAAACCCTGCGGGTTGGCAGACGCAACTGGTGACGACAAGAACATAGAGTGCGCCATGATGTGTGACTCATGATCCTGCTGTGGAAATGCCTGTGGCGGCATACCTTTTACAGAGTTTGCGTTCTCTGTAGCTGGATCAATAGGTTGCGGCGGCTGTGGCACTGGCAGAATACCGTCGATGTTCTTCACATCCAACGCATCGTACATACGACGATAGGCTTCGTACATGTTATGCATCTGCGGTGCGGCTTGAGCCAACTGCAACTGTGTCTGTGCTAGCGACAAACGCTGTGACATAGAAAATATTGACGGGTCACTGGCAGGCAACACATCAACACGACCATCAAAGTCCTGCGCCATAATCTCAGCAGGCATGTTCTGCCCGACAAAGTATGGATACGGCATTGGATTGTCGCTGAATACCTGCGCCAGCAAACGGAACTCTTGCTTCTGAGCATAGTGCAAACGCTTGTGAATGCTTGATATGATCTTCGAGCCTTGCTCGATCAGTGCAACGGTTGTTCCGACTGGGGCTTGTGAGTTGACGTCGGCAATTTTTGCGTCTGCAACCTGTGCAAATCTCCGGCCTGAATCGACGATAACGCCCAGTAATTGAGCAAGTGTCCCAGAAGGTTCCTTGTATGGAAGGGGCATAAGAGCATTCCGAAGATCACCACCGGGAGCATCAATATCACGAAACTCGCCGGGACTAAGCGGTTCATCATCATTGCGAATACGAACGCCACGGGCTTTAAAACCAGCAGGGAGATTAGAGAGCGTCCCCGCATCGATGAGTTGTCTAAGAATCGAAGTCGCGGCACGAGACAAACCCCCTATTGTATGCAACAAACCAAAGCCATAAAAGCCAAAGCCGGGCAAAAACTTATAGTGAACGAAGTATTGGCGCTTTTTCTTTAGGGGATCCACTTCCCGATAATTACGCACAATCGATAGTACCTTTCCCGAAGCATCGTCCAGAGTGACGATGTAGGGAAGCTTAATACCAGTTGGCTCGCCTTGCGTATCCATATCCTCAAAACCATCAAGGTCAAGGTCAGTGTGGATTTCAAGTAAGGTATACACGTCATCCGAATACGATGGACGAACGCCTTGAAGCTCATCTTCAGTTTGTTTAATAGGTCTGTCATCTTCCTCATCCGATGCCTGTAGTTCAATGTCACGATAAACACCCGCAACCTGCATCTTGCGCAGCTCGTTCTCAGTCATGCGAACAACATGTGTCACACGCTCGGCAGTGCCCAAGTCAGATGCAGAATAAGGTACAATCAAATCATCAGCAGGAATGAACTTGGATACAGCACGATCCTTGCCTGCGTCCTGATATACTTTCTTAAATGTAGAACCTGTCAGTGGTAGGTAGAACAACATCTGATCCGTGTCAGGATCAAACTCTTCCATCACTTCCGTAACCTGATAGTTCATAAAATCTTTTACACGCTGGGCTTGATCTTCACGAGCCGCGTCAGGTGTGCCAGCTATGTTCGTCTTCACAGGTCCGCCAGCAGGTATCATCTCTTTGTATGCCTGCGCCTGAAACTGCGTAACAGCCTCACTAAGTAACGGATGGTGAACACCACTAGCACCCAAGAACGGAGCACTACGCTCCTCGTAGTTAACACCCAGTAGCTTCATACCACTCGATATGGCATCTTCCCAATCAGACCGAGACTCACGATCATCGTCAACCTTGTCACGAAGGTCCGAGGACAAAGAACCAAGTTCGGAATCATCAAGAACCTCGGCTAAATTAGCACTGTGATCGTACATCTCAGTTTGGATCTCGAACCCCTGTTCTTCACCCACAAGTTCTATGCCATCAGGTAGTTGATCCTCGGCAGGTAACTCTACTTGTATTTCTTCAGGCATCATGTCCGCTGGTCCGCCAGCGCCCATTGCCATGTCAACCATCTGTGGTGGTAGTGCCATTAAAAGGCTCCTTGTTTATCTTTTACGAATATAACTTAAATACGTTACCAATGCCAGACCGTAGGTCAACCTTGCCGCCAGCGGCATATCTTCGAGGTATTATAGTCTCGTCGGGAATAGACGTAAGGTCTATGTATGTTAGTGGGTATCCATCTATCTCGTCACTTACTTGATTAACATTCGCTACTAAATCGTCCGCAGAAACAGTTCCTGTTTTTAACTCGGGGTACTGCTGTTTGAGTTCTTTAATAACTTTTTCAGGTGCGTCTTTGTACCCAAGCTTAAACATCTCAGGGCTAAAAGGTTTGTCTGTTGTTAGCTCTTCTCTACGAAGTTCAGCGATGTCTCGATAGTCGGGGAAGTAAACACGTTTTAAATTATTCTTCTTAGCGTCCTGAATAGTCATCATGATATTATGACGCGACGCCTGAATCGACGTTTTGAACGGCTGTGCAGGTATAAATTCAACGTCGGTATCTCTTACAGGTATTCCTACCATGTCAGCGTCAGGTGCGTCGTACACATATTGCACAAAATCGTCGGGCAAATCATCAAAGACTTTATTTTTTAGATTCTCTACCTTGGCGTCAGACGTTTCTTTTTGCCGCTGCATTTTCATAACGCCATCACGAGCCGTAATTCTCGATTGGTTTAGTTCCTTAAAACGATTTTTGTTATTAATAACGCCCTTGAAGTCCACAGTGCGATTGGATATTGACTTTGAAAACACGTCTCGAAGTCGTTGTACTTGATCAGCAGTGGCTTCAGCGTTGTTGTACACCGACGCAACAGCATAGTCTTGAATGTTCTTAGCCATATCGGCGGCGGCGTTTCCTACTGGAATATTTTTTATCGGTATCCCAGTCGTTGGATCAAAGTTTAACTTTGCTAACTCCTCTGGCGAACTGCTGAGAGCGTTCTCAAGAGCAAGCCTTGCCTGACCCTCGTTTAAATCAAACCTAATCGCAGCGTCCTGAACAACGGAGTTAAGGAAGTCAGGGGCGGCGACACTTAGTTGAGAATCAATAACTACTGGATTAGCATCGTTAAGACGTAAGTCTCGACCTATTTGATAAAAGATATCCGAAGACTGGTTCAAGGGACCCACTAAATCCGACAGGCTTCGAGCTTCTGCATCAATAGACTTAGCCTCTATGTCTGCCTGACGCACTTTTAGGCCGAGATCCATCGTGTCCTGTTGTGCCGCTCGCATAGCCACAAAAGATGGCTCATCTCGCAACTTTTCCAGCCTAGCGTCATAATCAGCTTTTCTCTGAGGCGTTAAGGTAACATATTCATTTGTTACCACCCCGCGATCATTGGATACCGTAAGAGTTTCCCCAGCACCCATCTGTTGAAAAACATCAAACTGATTTTCTTCCAAGATCCTAGAATCACCGCCCGCTAAATCGTCCTTATGATCACTGTAACGGACGTGGGCAAAGTTACCATCCACACCTTCAGCGTGACTGAGCGGATGATTCTTAGCGGCAGATGGCGTGTTCTTGTTAGACACAACCAGCATACCATAATCCTTTTGCCGATCTATGTTGGTGCCAGTATCCGTGGCGGCCATAAATCTTTGCATGCCCTCTGCAATAAGACTACCATCTATAGGATCACCCGGTGCCAAGCCATCATTAACGCCCTTGCGAAGCTTTGTTATTTTTACTTCCGGATTGTTGGCGTTAAAATAATCAAGAACCTCATCAACATCCATCTTACGACGAATGTTGCCCTTGGTAGTTAGAAACGAAGCCAAACCACTCGTATCCAACTCGGCCTTAGTAACAGAAGGCTGATTCTTCAACCGAGCTAAATACTGCTCGCCAGTCAAACCCTTCTTGCCCAAACCCATTACAGTCTCGGCATTGTCCAAAGCATTACGAACAGGTGAGTAATCAGCCTGATCAGCCGCAAAAATAGACCCAGAAGGAACGCCTTCTTTCGTAACAGGGTTTAATCCAGCACTTTCATTTGAAGCACCCGGTACACCAACCGTGTTTTTAATAGGCACAAACTCATCCGAGTCAGCTTCCTTAACCACAGTTCCAAGGTCCAAGGGCGAAGAATCAAGCTCCGCGTTTCCTGAACCCTTCTTCTCGATCCCCGAACCTCGGGCCTTGGTAGCTTTTGCGAAAAGACCAGCTAGGCCAGCCATGCCAAAGTCCATGCCAAACCCACCCGCTACACGACCAATCATCTCAGGTACAGTGTCAGTAGGGCGACGGTAATCTACACCTATAGCCTCGCCAAGATCAGCGTACTTGTCGATTAAGTAAGCAGATCCACCAACAGGCTTTTCCGGTACAGGAACACCTACACCACGCATCGCCATTGTGGTCAAATCCACAGGAGCACCAACCAAATCAAACGGGGCAAACTTAGCCCCCTCAACCATTTCTGGAACCTCAGTAGCAATCCGATCACCCACGCCAGCCAAGTTACCCATGCGCTTCTTAAAGCCTTGAGCAAATAACGCACGCTGTTCAGTAGGTGTGGGTTGTGCCATTACGCAATCCTCGTGGGTTTCTTCTTCTCAGGAAGCAAGATCTTTGAAAACCGATTGGGAACTAGCCGAACCTTGGGCTTAGTAATATTCCCTGTTGCGCGTCGGTGCCCAGTCCTCAAGTTCTTCTCCGTTCAAACTAATAAAGCCCCCTTGGCGAAAACGCATCAGAGCCATTGTCATACTATCACAAAAGTCATCATGATCGCCATTAGGAAAAGAAGCAACCTCCTCGATCACGTCTTCAGCAAACCTCTTGCCAGCAGGATACCAAACCTTACCACCCTCAAATATAGGCGAAGCCATATGCATGCGTGTGGTTTTATCCATTCCACCGCCCCCCTTCTTACGACCGGGGCTAAATGTCAGGACAGGGAGGTTCAGTAACCTCATCTCGTCAGCCAAAGGTGTACCAGACGCTTTTGCCTCTATCAGCATCATGTCCGGTTCCCAATACTCATATTCTTCCTGTGCTATGGTCTTGAGTTCAGGAAAATTCCAACGACCCTTCTTAGCATCCAACATAATCAAATGCTGCTCGCCGTTGCTGTGAGGCTCAAACACACCCCATGTGGTTATCGCACTGTAGTCAGCAGTCTCTTTCTTGCTGAACGCAGTATCATAAGACTGAATAATATAGTCAAGCTTCGGAATATCTTCGTGCTCCCACTCCTGCCACCACTCGCGCTTTATCATCGCAGTTTCTTCAGACACAGGATTCTGTTGCCACTGCGCATTCCATTTGCCCGGGGACAACGAAGCTTTGACCTTTAATAATTCTTCCTTCTTCCAGAATTCTGGCCATAACGGCTGATCAGATGGCATGATGGCCGGAAATTCTACGACCTCCCACTGGTCAGACATGATGTCGTTACCCTGCGCTTGCAGTAACCGACCAGTCAAATCCTTCTTTGACCACCTAGTCTGAACAATAATAATGGCGCCGCCCGGCTGAAGACGCTGTCGCGGACCAGATGTGTACCACTCATAGGTTCTATCGTAGGCAGTAGTCGATAATGCGTCCTGCTCCGAGTGCGGATCATCAATGATAATCAAATCGCCACCACGGCCAGTCATTGCCGCGCCCACCCCAGCGGCAAAGTATTCACCCCCCGCGCTAGTCTCCCACCGACCAGCAGCTTGGGAATCCTGTTTCAAGTCCGTTTTCGGAAAGACTTCCGCATATACAGGGTCAGCGATCAAGTCACGAACTTTACGACCGAATCTTACAGCAAGTTCAGTGTTCATGGTAGCCTGAATGATTTTTAACTTAGGATTTCGACCCAAGAACCACGAAGGCATCAAATAGGACGCAAATTCTGACTTGGAATGTCGAGGCGGCATGTTCACTATCAGGCGCTTCAAGTCACCCGAAGCAATCCTTTCTAGTTTTTTAGCAATGATTTTATGATGACGACCAACTATGAACCCATCGTAAACATGATTTACGTAGTGCATAAAGCTTTCACGCGCTAAGTCGCGGGTTTCCAAACGCTTTAGCTGTTCTTCTAGCAGAAGCATTTCTCGTAGGTCGTCTTCGGGGATCGTGTCTAGTTCTAAGCTCATACCCAAACAATAATACATGCCAATGAATTTATCAATGCAGCCATGCCATGCCATTCTGTCAACCCCGTCCCCCGAAATAAGGGGGTGCCCCCTAAAATAAACGCAAACCTGATACGCGATCGCGCCCAGTAACCCCAGCGCGCCAGTTTAGAATGCGTCTAATTAACAGAACCGGGAATATTTAATTGCATTTTATTTGGGATAATCTCTTTTTATCTCTTGAATTATGGGATTATATACCTATATATAATAGGTAACGAAACAAACAAGGGAATTAATCAAATGAATACTCGAGATACAATCAAGAAGGCGCTTAAAGGTCGGATCATGACGATGGTATTCACCAAGAAGAACGGTGATATCCGCAAAGCATATGGACAGGTCGTCGAGAATGATCAACGTCCAAGTGATGACTATCCAAACCTGATTACGTTCGTTGATTTCAGCGTGGGTGGTGTTAGATCCGCCGACCTATCAAACGGTGATTGGATTATCAAATCCGGTAACACAGTAATGAGAAGGGGTTAGATCATGCGCAAAGCTATTACTCGCATTCATGTAAACCAGCACGTTATCCGTGCTAATGCAAAGACAGGTGAACGCGATCCCGTGTTCACCGTTAAGAACCGGAATACGAATACATACGCTAATTCGGTCGAGATCGAAGGTCGTATGCGCCTAGTCTATAGCCCTGACAAGCCGTTATCATGTGGCGCCAAGGTCTGGATCGAAGTGATGGACGATCAAAACATTGTC